TTGCTGATGTGGCAGCAGCCGATGCTGAGGCTGCAGCAGCGGATGTAGAGGCAGCAGCAGAAGCAGCACTTGTGGCAGCGGCTGTTGCTGAGCCGAGGATTGCATCTACATAATTCTTAGGTGTAGCAGATGTGTCAACCATGCCTGCAGATGAAAGACCAGTAATGACTGGGCTGCCTGAGATAGTAGGGCTGACAAAGGTTGCACTAGATGCTGTGAACGAACCAGTGAATGTGCTTGTTGAAATAGTAGAACTTGTTATAGTTGCAGAGGTGACAGTTCCACCAGTAATAGTTGCAGTTGAAGTTACTGCTCCACTGATGGTAGCGCCAGCAATCGTAGGTGTTGTAAGAGTCTTGCGTGTTAGTGTCTGTACTTTCTCAGTGCCAACGATTACGCCATCGCCTGTTGCGATACCGTGAACATGTGTCTGGTCAGCAGCATTAAGAATTGTCTGGTCAATGTCATAACCACGAGCAGCAATGTGATTCTCTGACTCACGGAAGTCACGAGCCGATACACCGTGTCTTACGACAGCACCAGCGGAGTGTGCTACAGCCTGAGTATTGTCAGAGCCACGAGTTACGGTAAGTGTTGTTCCGCTACCAGCGGTGACAGTAACAACTTCTTCCTTAGATGTATCTGGGTCAACAATAAGAGTGTATGGGTAATTAGTTGGGAAACCGCTAACAGAGCCAACGATAAACGAAGTGTTTGCTTGTCCTTGTGACTGTGCGGGAATTGATGAACCGAGCGCGGTTTCAACTGCTGTTGAGGAGTAGTACCGCGCTGGGGAGCCTGGGTCGCCTGCTGCCATTTATCTGCCTTATCTCTGGTAGTGGGAACGAAGTGGATGTTGACGGCGCTGGTTGTCCGCTACTTCATTTAAACGCTGCTGGTAGATGTTGTATAGGAATCTGGAAGCGTTCTGTCCAGAACCTACTGGTGTTACGCCATCAAAAATATCTGCTGCTGCAGATTGTGGACCAAGGCGTGATGGGTCTAAGAATGAAACCATACGGAAGGCTGCGCCATAGATGACAACATCTTCTGAATATGAAGGTAAACCTGTAGTTGTTGCGTAGTCATCATTCTCGTTGACTAACAATGTAGGGCGCTTCTTGTATGCCACATGCACTGTCTGTCCAGGAGTAATGCCTGCGTAGATACTGATGCTTCGAGCAGTTGCAAAAGCATCTGTGTCTGCAGTGTGGTCGAGTGTGTAGCCACGAACTGGGAACCATTCACGAGATGGTCCAACTGTTGAGTAAGACACACCAAGGACTGCCTGAAAATCTGCTGGCAACTGGTAGGTAGTGCGTGCTGCAATGAAGGGGAAGTCTGTTGTACCAGTAGCAAATACCATTGGATACATAGCATCAATAGTGTTATTGATTGCCTTCTTGATTTCTGCTCGTGGAAAGATTGGGCTGGCAATTACCTTTGCATTTTCTGCATGTGCTGCAGGGCTAGTGCCACGCTGTCCACGACCCCACGGGGTAAGTGTTAATGTATTGGCTACATTGTCTGTACTATTGACGAATACAATCTCATCATCAATCTGTACAAAACCACGACCCATACCTGTTGCATCTGCAATGGATAGTGTGGTTGCAGTAGATGAAGCAGGTGATGTTAACCAACTGGTTGGCTCAACATTGTCTGTGTATCCATGAAGAACTGAATCAACACGCTCAATTAAATCTAAATATGAACTCATAGGTTAATGCTCCTCAATGCTACGACTCCTGATAATCCAGTGGTTCCTGCTAACTCATTGCAGATAGCATTAAAGTCTTTATAGTTAGTAGGCTGGCGAGTTGAACTTGCCTTGTAATTCAGGGCAGCAATAAGACCCAAGCCATTGGTACCAGCCCATGCATTGGCAGCACCTTGTTCAGATTCGTATGCTGTTGTTACTGGATAGGTACCACCATTGGCTAAACGATTGAGTTCGTCTGCTAGTGAACTTCCTGCTACTCCTGTTGCCATTACTTAGCCTTTCTCTTTGCCGCTGCGTTATCTACGAGGTTTGGATAAGGGCGACCAGCCTTCTTAGCAGCAGCCTTAGCCTTTGCTTTCTGTGCTGGTGTTAGTGGTGTTGACTTTTTCTTTGGATTCTTTGTATCCCAAAATGCTTTCTTCTTCACCACTTCACCTTGTCTGCCCAATACGCCGCACTCATCTTGCCCTTGGCGATATTCTTTGCATGGCGTGCTTTGAACGATGCTTGACGGGCAGAAGGTTGTCTGTCTCCTGTAACACCTTGCTGCCCAAAACGAATTGTCTTTACCTGTGAACCTGACTTAGCCACAACAACATGAGACTTTGTTGGGTGACTTGGTGTGCGCTTAGGCTTGTTAAAGCCTGACACACCAGCACGGGCTAAGCGTGGGTCCTTCTTGGCTGGCATTACTTCTTCTTTTTCTTAGCCATCTTTGCTTCGCTCATAGCGATAGCAACTGCTTGCTTCTTAGACTTAACAACGGGTCCACCCTTGCCTGACTTAAGGGTTCCACGCTTGTACTCGCCCATTACTTTTTCAACTTTCTTCATTGCTGCTTTTTTCTTCATGGTTTAGTCCTCGTAATCATCTTCCATCTCAAGGCGCTTGCCTGTTGGCACTTCGCCAATACGCTGAATAGGCTTGTTGTACTGAGCAACATTTGCTGCAGTCGGAGCAGAGTTAACTTTTCTCCCACCAACACCATATGGACTCACTGTTCCATAACATCCGCACTTAATGCACATTTCTACTCCTTTGAACTGTAACTTGTGTTTCTCCGCCAACAGTTGTGTTGTAGTTAGCAGAAATCTGTATTGCTTTTATAGCAACTTCTTCGGCATCTTTGATTGTCTTAGGACTAACCATTGCTACTGCGCCAAGTGCTAAGTTGCCACCACCACCGATTGCATAAAACCCGCCATCATCGCGGGAGAAGGAGTAGTAATGGCTAATCTCATAAATGATTCCGTCAAAGGCAACGAGTGCATCAAAGCCTGCATCTCTATCGGCAGGGTCTGGGTTGTACCCATTGTCAATCATTGCCTTGCGAAGTGATGGCAATACCTTGCTCATCATAAACTTATCTGAATCCATAACCCTGGATACTTTGGGTGGTACCCATAGGTACTGTGCGATATTGGCTGCCTGGTCATCTCCAGCAAAGGCAATTACATACTCACCTTTGGTGATAACTTTCTCAATACCTTTGGCTGTGTAGGGCTTATCGTTATAGGTAATCCTTGAATCACCAGCAATGACTGCTGCGTTCTTTAACTGGATACCAACGATGGCTGTCATATTTGCCCCTTAAGCGCCGTATGCTTTTCCTGTCTTTTGTGAAATATCTATAGCCTTTTGAACTTGCTTCATGCTTGTTCCATCTGGCTGAATCCCTTGAGCGCGGGCATCTTTGTATGCCTTGAGTTCTGCATCCCATTTTGTGGTGGACATACTTGCTTTTGAATTGGCATCGCCAAGACCCATCTCTAATGTGGAAACCTTGCAGCCAAAACAATTCTCAACATACTCAGGATGTGTAGTTCGTCTGTGTAAACTCATGCTGGTGTTATGTACTCCCCGTAGCCTTGAGCAGTCAAGGCATCTGCTGTCTCTTGTGTGATTAGAGTCTTAGTGCCACCTAGGTAAAACTCAGTAGCAGCATCAACATCTACCTGTGCTGGGTAACGATATGAGGAATAGATACCGTTAACTCTTAAGACAGAAACTCCTTTAATAATTTTGTAGCGTGAGAACAATGGACCATCACTCATTGGAGTTTCTTCAACGGTGGGTGTAGTAAAAATGTACTGTGTCATATTGTCCTATTCTGTTGCAGAGGATGGGGCTTTCGCCCCACCCCCCGACAACTACTGCTTAGAGAGCAGCGATTGATGAACCTGATTCGATGCGGTATAGAGCAGCCTCGCGGTAGCGTGACCATCCGATTACACCGTACCAACCGATTGGACGGAAGCGCATCAACTTATCGGTGATTGGTCCGATAACAACTGATGGCTCTTGTGCAACAGCCTCAGCCAATGCCTGCTTTCCAGCAAGGATTGTGTCGAATACGCGAGTTACAGGTGTAACAGTTACAACAGTTGATACTGTGACTGCAGCAGTATTTGCTGTGCCAACAGTGATTGTTGTTGTGTTACCTGATGTTGCAATAGCAGTAATCAAAGCACCAGAAGCGATACCTGTTCCTGCAATCTTGTCGCCGACCTCTGCGCGAGATGCGATGACTGATGTTGAAGCAACACCGAATGTGAAGCCTGCTGATGTACCAGCAACAGTTACTGCTGTTGTAGCCAATGCTGTCTGGTCTGCACCTGACTTGCTTGAGAACATGCGTGGGTTTTCGATGAAGAAAGCACCTTCGTATGTACCGATTGAGCCTGCGAATAGGTTACCCAATGAAGCATCTGTGTGTGCGTGTGTGTCACGCCATCCGATGTTTCCTGTCTCAGCACGAAGGTCGTGTGAAACTTCTGGGTGGATACCTGTCCAGTATAGGCTTCCTGAGCGAGGAACAGCCTTGTTTGTACGCAACTTAGCAACTGCCTTGCGAAGGTTAGCAGATGTGATTGTCATACCTGCTGTAATTGTTGCTGTTGATGTTGCTGTACCTGAGTAGATAACATTTACACCGTTGACAAGCGCTTGCTGCGCGATGTCATCGAGTGAGTCAGCCATGTTGTAAGCGATGATGTCAGCGATTGCTGGGTCAACATCTGATAGTGAGAGCAGTTCCAACTTGCGTGTTGCAAGTGCAGCGTTACCCTGTTCATTTAGAGTAACTGAAACTGTTGAGACATCTGGTAGTGCTACTGCATCTACATCGGTTGTCTCTGATAGAGCAGCAGTTGCTGCAGCCAAGTCATTGTAAAGTGAGAATACAACGCTTGAACCTGGCATCGCCTGCTGTACTGGGCGCTTGTCCGCTACTGCACGAATCATCGGCGTATCGCGGAGGGCAAATTCTACATAACGGTCATAAGCGGTCTTTACAAGACCTGCCATAGACGAGGTATCTGTATATGCCATGTGGGTTCACCTCCTGGTGATTGGTTAGTTGGTTGGGTTAATTACAAACCAAGGAGTGCATCTAGTTCATCGCGTGACTTTGCCTGCAAGACTCGCGACATGGAATCTGTGTCAAGGTTTGGAGCCTGACCAGTAGCGACCATGTTGTTAATTCTTGCTTGAGCAGTCACATCTTGAGACTGTTGTGTTGACTGAGTTTCAGCCTGGGTTACTGCACCAAATACATCGCCATATTCGTTAATCCAGTTATTGATTGCTTCCTCAGAAGTATCAATGTCTGCTGGTACGAACGCTGCAATCTTTGGATTTAAACCCTTTGCTTGTAGCACATCCTTGACAGTACGCTGACGGGTCTGTGACTTAAGACCTAACAACTCCTGTTCTAGTTCCTTTGCACGCTTTTCTAGCGCACGGTTTACTTTGCGGAGTTGATTGATGCCACCGTCCTGGGTGGTTTCATCATCTTCGTCATCGTATTCATAGTTGGTAGCCATCTACCTATCTCCCTTGTTAGTTGTATTCGCAATCCACAATGCAGTTAGGGGAAACTACATTGGCTATCACTACCAGTCTTTTACGCCCACCTAGGCTGGTCGGTTAAGTGGGGATTCTTTTATATTCCTTCGGTTGTTCTAAGCGATGTACTTGTTACTCCAGAAGTACCGCCAAAGCGAGTCATTGTTTCTCGTTCAGCACGCTTCTGAGATGCCATCTGACTTTGGATGTCTCTACCAACGATTCCCTTGATAGCCTCAGTCTCTGAGTACCCAGTGCCTTCAATACGAGCAAGGCGTGATTGCTGGTCTGCAAGAACCTTGGCTTGGCTAAAGGCTGTCCTGACTGTCTGGTAATCCTGCTCACCAACAGCACCGCGTAATTCTTCTGCAGTAGATAGTGAGACACCACTAGCAAATCCAACATCCATAGCAGCAGCACCAATTTCAGAAAGGCGTACTTGCTTCTTAATAATGTCCATGCCGACCATTGGATTTAATAGATATGCAGTAAGTGCTGAGTTATCTACCTCTGGGTAGTAAGTCTTAAATTGTGCAATAACATCTGCGTTATCCTTAACACGAGTAGCAGCAAGATTAACTCGCTCCTCAAACTCACGAGGGCTAACCAGGTTAGAAACATAGGTACCTAATTGCTTACGAGAACCAAGTGCCCTAGCATCAAGTCCATAGGCAGCAAGTGTCTGTAGGTAACCTCTCTCCATAGAGATATAGGTAGCCTCATTGACAGCCTGACCTGCCTCACGAAGTGCTTGCATGCCAGGAAATCTATCCTTGTATGCTTGCTGCTTAGGTAGTTCTAATTTAATCTGTGCAACTGTGTAGTCCTGTCGAATTAAATTATCAACAGTATCAGCCAGGTCTGCTAAGCCAAGTTCTGCAAGTGCTGCACGAAAATCTTGTTGTGCAGTGCGCTTGGCTGTATCTTCCTTAATACCGCTGACATAGTTGACTCCGCCAAGGTTTCCAGTAAAAGGCGCACCATTTAATTTAAATGGGTCAGCAGTAGTTCCAGAACCTGTGTATGTTGTACCATCTCCACCAGTTTTATTGGTAGTAGTAACATTTCGTGTACCCATTTGAGATGCATTTGCTGCTGCTCTCCTACCAGATGGAGTGTCAGCCATATTTTCAAGCGTATCTACAAAACCTACAGGCTCTGGAGTTCCTACTTCGTAAAACATTCCGCGTGAATTGTAAAGATAAGTCTTGCCACCATAACCTAATTGTCCAGGTCCTAGTTGTGCCATACGCGCAATGTATGCTTCAAGTGATTCACCAGGGATAATCTGTCCTGGACCGTAAGGTCTTCCTGAGTCATCATAACCAACACCAGGTGGGCGACTAGACTCTGCAGGGACAACGCCTCCTGTACCAGAAGTTCTAAACTTTGCACCAAGGGTCATTGACTGACCTGTTAGTGGATTGATTGCTGTAACCTCACCCTTTACAGGGTCAAACTTTGCTTCTGTGTAACCAGCATAAGGATTGTATCCAGCATTTGCTGCAGCAGATTCTTCTGGAGTGTAAGCCTTGCCAGTTGCTGCGTTGTATCCGTAAATAGCAAGTTTTAAATCTTCTGTCATTTCAGCCATTGTTTACCCCACAAATCCGAACATCTTTGCAATATCAAGTGCTGTATTGCTGTATGTTTCTTTAGCGTTTCTTGTGTACTGCCACAATGGGTCACTCTTAAGTTGCTTTGTAAAGTCTGCAAATGTGCGAGCATTACCTGTAGTGTTATCAACAACCTTACCCATCAAGTCGTTCCATGTAATAGCGGTAGAGTCAACCTCAAGAAGGTTAGCCATCTGCTGGCGATAACTGTTGGTTACTTCATATAGGTTACGACCTGCTTGAAGTGAAGCCAAGAATGGCTTGTTCTGTGGTGCATCGTAAGCCATGTCTTTTACTGTCTTAATCCAGTAGTTTGCATCGCGACCATCTAATGGGTCAAGCAATGATGTGTTAATTGTTTTCTTCATAGTCTCATCAAGAGGCACGCCATAGAGGTATGCTTGCTGAGCAATGCGGTCATAGAATGAACCAAGGGTTCCACCACCAGAGAAAACAATGTTGCCCTGTGTTGAAAGATACTGTTCTAGTTGGTCATCATCCCAGTTGTTCTCGATTGACTTAAGTGCAATACCCTTAACAAAATCTGTGTTGTCAATTACCTTGCCTGTAGCAGGGTCAACCTGACGAACAGTAATACCCAAAGCCTCTAACTTGCCAAGCATTGAATCCATTGTGTTGGATACTTTTTCAGCAAAAGTTGATGCCTTGCGTGGGTCATGAGTATCTAAGAAGAACTTGCGGATACTTGGGTAAGTTGCTTGCCACCATACGGTACCCTCAAGGGCATCCATAAAGGTATCTTCATCCCACTTTTCATCTTTAGCACGCTTAAGAAGAATATCAATCTCAGCCTTTTGTGTCTTATCCTCTAAAGATGCAAAAGTTGTGCGAAGGTATGACATCCATAAATCTTTAACATCTTGACCTGCAGCAGGCGTAGGAGTTTGCCCATCTGTACCGCTAGTGCCACCCTTATTGCCAGTGACTCCAGCAGGTGGAGGAGTTCTTCTGTTTGGAGTTGCATCAACTGTGTCTGGGATTCCATCGCCATCTGAATCTTTTACACCAGAAGGTTTTACAAGGATTCCATTCCTGTAATCTTTACCCTTGTACTTTCCTGTAAAGTTTTCACCATCAAGAGTTAATGGCTTATCTTTTGAGCCAGTACCTACATAGCCCTCAGAACCTTTGACGGTTGGCTCAACGCCCTTTTTTGCATTTGTTAAATCTTGAAATTTATTTTCTACATCTTCTGGGACAGGGATTCCTGCATCCTGGTAGAACTTGCGTTCTTTAGTAACACCCTGTAAATCTTCGCTTATTTTACCAAGTTTGTTTGCTGCTTGAAACTGTGTAATTAAAGCAGACATTCTTTTGTTGTAACTATCAAGTTCAGCCTGAGCCTTGTCTTGGCTTGCTTTTGCTTCTCTAAAAGACTTGGCATTTTTAACACGCTTTGCTTCTAGTGCTTGCTGACCAAAATATCTTACTCGGTTTTTTACAACCTCAATATCAACACTTTTGCGTAGGGCATCAATTTGAGACTGGATAACTTGTTGTGGAGTTTTTGCCATTACCCTTGTGCCTCTCTTACATCCTGTGCGATGCGGTTGTAAATAGCATCCATGTACTTATTTTCTTGACGGACAATAAACTCTCTGTCATTTTGAACCATGTTAACGATTGCCTGTTGGCGACCAGAGGCACCAGTATCTTTACCTTGACCAAGGAACACGCTGATTGCTTTAGACTTCTCAGCACCAACAGCATTGCGACCAAGGAGTTGTTGGTAAACAGCCTGAACAACAGCATCAGCATCTTGTTTGGTATAAACTGGACCCTTAGAAGAAACATCTCCACCTAGACCTGCAGCCTGTGCTGCTGCTACCAATGCTGCTAAATCAACACCGCTTGACTTTGAACCTGTGCCTGCAGCAGTGCCTGACTTAGTATTAGGCTTTGGTTCTTTTCCTGTAGTCACTTACACCACCACCGTATCATTGATAAAATAACGATTCATAAATTCTTCAAACTCTGGGCTTTCTGCAATAAGTTGTGTGCGTACTTGGTCAAGTACAAATGCAACATCTGCATTACTCTTAGCATCTAGCATGCGTGAGCCACCTGCTCGTTCACGCTGTTGTAGCAAGTTACCTAGTTGCTTACGGGCATCTAAGTACACAGCCATAGCCTTAACTACTGGACGATTGCCGTTTTGTGCCATCCACTTTTTATCCGCCAAGGCTGTCTCAAGTACCTGCGCTCTGCGTTGATACTTGCCACGGTCTGGGGAAATGTATTCTGAGTACCAGTCAAGGTTCTGCTCAGCCATCTCACGAAGCCATAGTTTCTTAGCAGCCATGACTGGCTTTAGGGCATCATCGTTATCAGAGACGATTCCGTTCTGAATCTTGTAAGTGTTAATCTGACCCATCAACGAGTTAAACTGTGTCCATCCGCGTTTGATGTTTGCATCGCGTAGCAATTCTTCTGGGCTACGGTTCTGACGGTAAGTGTTCTTTGAACCAGGGTATGCTCCTTGACGGTACTGCCATTGGTATGCAGCCTGGCTAAAGGTATATTGCCCATCAAAGTCATTGGCAAGGAAACCAATAAGTTCTGGATTGTCATTAGCCTCAGCATTAGCCATAAGGTTCTGGAACTTCTTAAGGTTTCTAACAGTATCAATGTTAGCCTCAAGTCCACCTGGTGACTTAGATAGGCTTACAGTTGCCTCAAAGAAATCAGGGTACATCTCAAGGAACTTAGCCTCTGCTTCACCTGGACCGTACTGGTTCATGAACTGACGGAATGTTTGTTGGTAGAAGTCAGTCTCTGGGCTAACTGCAACAGGCAATGAGATTGAACCCAATGCACGAAGCATAAAGAACTTGTTTGTCTTGTCGCTAATCTCATCCAGAGTTGGCTCGTCTGTACGCTTACCGCTGTTAAAGTTGTAAGTCTCATAACGAAGCATCTGGTTGAATGTACGGACATATAGTTCATCTTGTGTCCACATGGTACGCAAGCGGCGTAGCGCTGCAGGTGTAAACAAGTCAAAAGCATTTTGCGGCTGACCAGCAGGGAACAGTGGTCGGAACGCATCCTCTAACTCTGGACGGTTGCGAACAATCAGATATGTTGGCAGTACAGCATAAGGACCAAATCCTGGGTTACCAGGCTGACCCTGTGTAATAACATCAAGAGATGAAAGCGGGATGCTTACGCTCTTAAATGAATTTTGCGCTACTTCTCGCCATGCCTTTGGAAGTGAATCAATAAAGCCTTGTGGCACTTGAATAACCAAGTTAGCCATGCCTTCTTCTGATAACTTCTTGGCATCTGTAATGCGATTGCCATCTTGGTCAATAACTGTTTGACCATTAACAATCTGTGCAATTACACGACCTGCAGTTGCTACGGCTGTTGGGTTCTCAGCAATAATGCCAGACCAACGCTTCATTGTATTTTCGTAGGCTGCAAAGAATGGGAACATCAACTGCATTACTTGGCTAGATGATGCACGGCTACGGCGAACAATGGTAAACAATGTACGCTCAACTTCACGGCGGGCTTCTTCACGAGCGCCACGGATAGCACGGTCAATTTCATCAGCGGTTAACTTATCAGTTCCCTTTGCTGCAGCCATTGCCTCAATGTTGCCCTTGATACGCCTGTTGTATGTTGCTCTTACCAATGGGTGACGAGCAAATACATCTTCTGGCATTGAGCCAAGGAAGCGCATAACGCGGCGGTTAAAGGTATCAATCAAGCGTTCCTGGTCGCGGTACTCTTTACTTGTTGTAACGAGCAAGCCGTTAATTTCTGGAAGGCTCTCTGGGTTGCTACCAAATCTATCGCGCAACCAGTTCTGAACTTCGCCACCTGAGATAACCTTGCCATCTTCTTCCTTGACTCGGCTGAGTACAAGTGCGGTTTCCT